ATGAAAAATATTTTTGTTTTTGTTCTTCTGCTTTGCGCGTTCGCTTTCGCGGGCCCCGCGTCCGGGGCCGGGGCTGGTGCCGTTTCCATTCTCGCGCCTGTCAAGGGCATGCTGCTTGGCTTGCTTTCCAGTCTGCTCCCTCTTGTTGTTGTTTCCGCCGTCGTTTTGGTTTTGGTTAAGCTTATTCTGCCCGGGCGTTTGGAGAAGTACGCGGACAGCCGCATGGCCAAAAAGGGCTACGAGCGGGTCCAGCCAGAGCGCGTCAAATACATGGGCAATTATTACAGGAGGGTTTCCGGCGGCGGTTCGGGCGGAACGCGTGTGAGCAAGGCTGAATTGAGGGAGAAATATCCCGATTTTTACAGGGATTATGAAAGGTAGTTTATGGACGGGATGGATTTTGTTTGGTTTTTGTTTTACAGCTCGCTCCGGCTTTTCGTGCTGGGGTACGCTGTCAGTTTCGTGGTCTCTTTCGTTAAGAGGCACTGAAGGTCTTGCGTGTTGCAAGGGGCCGTTCCGCTGGCGTTTAGCGGGCTTGCGGGGCGGCTTGAAATAACATTCCGCTAATGGAGGTTTTGCTTATGCAAAATTTACTTGATAAAGCCTTGTCGGGCATTGCAAAATGCCGCAAGGGCATGGCGTTGTTTATCGTCATGATTTTGGTGTCCGCTTCGTTTGCCGCCACGGATTTTTCCGCGCTGACGGCCGGCGTCGAGGGTGACATCACGAGCGTGGGCGCCACTCTCATGGGCATAGGCGCGGCCCTGATCGGGCTTGCCTTGATAATCTGCGTCTATCGCTACATCAAGGGCGCGGTTCGGGGCGGCTAGCCCTGGCGAAAGCTTCGGTCGGGCTTTTTTCTATGTCTTGCTATTCCTCTGAGTTCGGTAAGACCTGCGAGCAGTTCTTCGCTGACAATGCCCATACCCTGCCGCCTAATGCTCCCCCCGGCTTTTACGACGAGTGGCTCCTCAACTGCTATCTTTCCAACGGCTGCTCGTGGCCTCCCGTTTATTCCTCGTCCGCGCTCGCCTCGTCGTCCTCGCTTGGCTTCGCCGCGTTTCAGTCCTCGTTTGACGTCTTGTCCTATGTCGTCATCGCGGCGTGCTTCATATTTTCCTTTCTGGCCGGCTTTTCGGCGGGGGGCAGGTGATATGCGCCTCGCCTCCGCCCTCCTGCTCCTGCTTCTTTTGTGCGGCCTCGCTTTCGCGGAAATTAAAGAGTGCAGTAGTGGTGTGATTACTATTCGTGACGGGTGGGAAGACGTGGATTGTTTTATTGAGGAGGAGCTTCCTGTCCTCCCTAATATTAGAGCTGGCAAGGCGAAGGTTGTATGTACATATAGAGATTTGGCTATGCCTAATAATAACAGGGGGGAGAAGTATTGCGAAATTTCCGGGCTTTCTTGGCCTTCTCGTTCGTGCTCTATTCAGCAAGCTCCACCCTTGATTGGTTATACTTATTATTATATTCATTGCTCCTGGGACGACTACTCCGATTACTGCTCCTCTTTCGAGTCCACTGCTCGTAACGATTTCCTTGCCCGCGAAAGGCAGAAGTGCCTCGACTTTGGCGGGGAGGGTACTATTCCTTCTTTTGGCGTTTCCGCTTCTATTGGCGGCATGTACTGCGTCAGGGGTAGTTGTGATGATTGTAATGGAGCTTCTTCTGATGAATTACATCGCCAGGGAATTGCTGACGAATGTTGTGCTCTTGGTATGGAACCTGGTTCTTTTAGTTTAGTTTGTAGTCAACCGTTACCGCCTGAACAACCTGGTGTAAGTTATTCTACTTTTCCTGAATATTTTAATCCTAATATGTGTCAAGGTATAGCAGGTACTGGTTATAATTATTGCAAAAAGGGTTTTGATGAATTTTGTAAGGATAATCCCGATCACCCTGACTGCGCTTCTGGCTCCTCCGATTCCGGCGGTGATGGCTCGTCCAGCTCGGGCGATGGCAGTTCTTCCGATTCCGGTGGTTCCTCCGATAGCGGCGGCAATTCCTCCGGTTCCGGTGGCAGCAGCGACAGCGGCGGGGGTTCTTCCGGTTCCGATGGCAGCAGCGATAGCGGCGGGGGTTCTTCCGGTTCCGGTGGCAGCAGCGATAGCGGCGGGGGTTCTTCCGGTTCCGATGGCGGTTCCTCTGATTCCGGCGGTGGTAGCAGCGATAGCGGCGGCGGCTCCTCCGGTTCCGGTGGCGGCAGCAGCGATAGCGGCGGTGGCGGCGGCGGTTCTTCTGGCAGTGGCGGCGTGTATTGGTGCGACCTCCACCCTAGCGACCCTATCTGCGAGGTGTCGGGCTATGACGACTATTGCGAGACCCATCCAAACGAGCCTTTCTGCGTGTATTCGCGCGACTGCTCCCAGAACCCTTACGACCCTAACTGCGGCCCCCCGCGCCGTCCCGATATCCCTCCGTCCGGCTGGTCTTCGGGTTCTTCCGGAACCGACACGGCAAATGCTGTTTCGTGCAAAAATCTGAAGAACTGCGACTGGTCCACGCTTGAGAAGCAGCTTGTGCAGCTTGGCGTGGACATGGAAGTCCGCGACTCTATCAAGAGCATTATTGAGTGGCTTAAATACAAAAGCCATGAGGACAGCCTGATTGCTGCCATGCGTTGGAACCAGGAGAAGGAAGACCGCAGAAAGCTCATAGAGATATCCGAAACTATTAACGGGCGTATATTCGCCTATTACGCGGAGCAGAAGGGCATTGCGGGCGGCCAGCTTGCTACCCTTAACAGAATGGACTCGCTCTCCGGCCTTTACTACGCTTCCTCCCTTTCGGGCTTGGAGAGCAACAGGAAATCGCTTGACACGCTCCGCTCCAAATTGCTGGGCGCCATAGGCGACGGCGCCGATGATATAGTAGACGCCGTGGAGCGGCTCAATTATACGCTTGCCACGAAAAATATGGTGTCCAATGTGAATGTGGATGTCGAGGGCGCGGACATGTCCGGCGTTGAGGGGGCTTTGTCCGGAATATCCGACGGCGTCTCCAATACAAATAATTTGCTTGGCCGCTTGGACAGCACCTTGTCTTCGGGCAACAGCAATATTTTGTCCGCGCTTGACAGCCTTTCCGGCTCGTGCGCGGGCGACCAGTGCGGCGACTATTCGGGCGTGGGCGATGACGCGTTCGGGGGCTTGGACACGTCCGGCCGCTATTCGCGGGCCGGGTTCGATTCCCTGCTTTCCGCGCCCGGCTCCGGGGGCTTGCGCGATTCCGGCGAGGCCGTCGCCGCCCGCATACGCCAGGCTACCCAGACCCCGTTTTATGACAACATGCCATGCCCGGCCAACGAGCTGTCCGTGGACGCTTGCGGCTATTTCGGCAAGGAGTGCCGCGTCTCCCTGTGCGACAGTATGTTCTATATCAGGGGCCGCCATTTCTTTGAGTGGATGGGGCTTTTCGTTGAGTTCTTCGCCTGGGTCGCTTTTCTCGTGAGGGTCGCGTGATGGGAATTGATTGTCGTGATTTGCTGCTTGAGGAGCAGGGCGGCGGCGGGAGCGAGTGCCCGTTCTGCGGGCGCTGCTATTACGGCGAGCGCTGCCCTCGCTGTGGCGTCATTGGCGAGAATTTTATTTTATCCCTTGACAATCTTAATCGTAGGAGTTCTCCATGAAGAAAGTTTTTTTTGCCGCCGCCGTTTTGCTCGCCCTCGCGCTCTTTTTCTTTTTCCGCGCCAATGATCCCGCGAGGGAGCGCATGAGGGAGCGCGAAAGGATTGAAAAAGAAATCGGGACGTGCCAGGATAGTTTGAAAGTTTATATTGATAGTCTTGCTTCTGATTCAGGGTTGACTATTAAGCGAATTTTGCCGGGTCCGGGTTGGACTCCTGATAGTCCTCGTTTTAAGTATACGTCTACTCCTAGGCGTGATAGTCTTTCTTTTTGTGTTAAATTTCACCGTTCCCGTTGCGATTCATTGAATCGCGTGTTGGAGGGTATTCCCGATGAATAGGTATGAATTTTTGGAAGCTGCGAATGAGCTTGAGGAAAAAATAGATTCTCTTGAGTTTGATTTGAGGAGGCTTTATTTTGATTTTTACCGTTCTGGCCGCTCCGGTTTTTTTTCTTGGCTTTTCGCTTTTTTTTCTTTTCTTTTCAGGACTTCTTTTGTTTTTCGCTGCCGTGACGGCTCTGATTTTTTTCTTCGCTTTACGGTTTTGCTTGATGTTCTTTTGTTGTTTCTTTTTTTGGGGTTGCAATGTATTTAAGTTCGTTTTTGTGTTCAATTATTGTTATGATGGCTGCGATGGCTGATATTGCTATTATTATTTTTGCTATTGTAAGCATTGTGTTTTTTATTTTTTTTATTTGCTCTTTTTCTATGGGTGCGAAGTCTATTGCCATTATTCCAATGAATATAAATAGCATCGATGCTATGGCGACGGCAAATAAGATTTTCATGTTTTTCAATTTACAAAAATGCCGGGGGTTTCCTTATGCATGAAATAGACATGTCTTCCGTGCAGCATGCCGTCGGCCCTTTGGCGGTCGCTCTTGGCTTCGCCTTGCGTCCGGTTGTTGTTTGGCTTGCTCGTTTTTTGGGCTCGTGGCTTATGATGGGGATATTCGGCTTTATTGCGGAGCTTCTTCCTCGCTTGCTCGGCCTTGGGCAGGGCTTGCTGTCTTGGGGGTTCGGGGTTCTTGCTTCTGCTTCGTTCTCCGCTTTCCAGACCGCGATGTCTGTGGCGGGTGTTCAGGTTCCGTCTTTCCGCGAGCTTTTGGGCGAGCTTCCGCCTGGCCTTCTTTGGGTCTGCTCGGCCTTGCGCGTCCACAAGGTCGTGTTCATCGCGGCTAGCGTTTTGATTGTGAAGCTGCTCCGGAAGGTTATGGAGCACGCGGCTTCGGCGGCCGTGAGGACTTCGGCGGGTTCTCTGATGCGCGGGGGCAGGTAGCGTGATAATCGCCTATACGGGATTGCCCGGCGGGGGCAAGAGCCTGTCGGCCATCGCTGACTATGTGCTGCCTTCGCTTCGGCGGGGCCGCCATGTGTTTTGCAACATAGCGGGGCTTTCGCCTCTCATGGTCGCGGCCAGGCTGAGCTCCAGGGACAATGTGTTCACCACGTCCTATGTCAACCGCTACCTCCACCGTTTTTCAATGTCTTTCAATGACGACGAGGCGGCGAGGGCTAGGGTTTTCCGTCGCTCGCTTCCTGGCGGCTCCGTCCATTACGCCAACGCCGAGGGCTTGGTTGTTCTGATAGGGGAGGCGATGTCATGCGGCGAGAAGGGGGCGGAGCCCGTCGTCATCCTTGACGAGTGCCACGAGTATCTGGCCCCTGAGAACTGGAAGGCATTGCGGCCATTCGCCAAGTATGTGTCGATGGCCCGCCATTACGGCCACGACCTTGTTCTCATCACGCAGCACATAACGGACATTTGGGAGCCTTTGCAGAGGCGCGTCCACGAGACGCATGATTTCGTGCGGGGCACGCTCGGCCTGAGGGCGCAGTACATGGAGAAGGTTTACCACGGCTGCAACATTTTCGCCCCTCCCGGCTACACGAGGCAGCGCCTCAACGACAAGGGCCTTTACGCGCTTTACAGCAGCCATGACGGCGGGGCGAAAGAGCATCTTGGCTACATGTCCATTTGGAAGAATACTAAGTTCGTTGCCATGCTCGCCGTCATTTTATTCATAGTTTGTTTTTCGGCCTGGCATCTGCGTAGCGGCTTTTTCGGCCCGCTTGGCGACCGGTACGGCTCGTCGTCGTCCTCCGGCTCCCTGGCCCCGGAGTATCCATTGAGTGCCAATGTCGTCTATGTGAAGTATGTCGTCTGCGGCTCTTTCGACTGCAAGGCTACCCGGCCCGACGGCTCCGTTTTAGTTCTTCCGCTGGACTACGCCAGCGGGAGGTATCCTATAGAGGTGAGGAAGTATGTTCCTTCTGGCGATTCTTTTTTCGGCTCTTCTGGCGGCCCCGGCGCTCGCGCAGCAGGAATGCCGCATGCGCCTAGATGAGGCGGACATTGACTTGCACGGGTGGCTTCGCGCCTTTTACTCGTGCCCGTCGCTTGGCCGCTCGTTCGTGATGGACCATTCGGTCCAGCGGCCAATCCCTTCCTACGCCGGCTTCTCTTACGGCCGCAAGGACTACCATCTTATTCTTAAGGAGGTTCTGGGGCCTTTGGGCTTGCGGCTTGTGCAGGGCAAGTGGGTGGACGCGGTGGTCGCCGTCCCCCCCTCCTCCCCCTCTCCACCCGCATTGCCCCCTGCCTCCCTCTGGGGGGCATCGGGGGCAAGCGGGGGCGGTTCTTCCGATTCCCTTTCCCCGGCGGCTTCCGCTCCGCCCTCGTCCGCTCCCGCCCCGCGCCGGTTCATTGCCAGGGCGTCGGGTCTGCTGCGCTCGTCCGCGAGGTCGCTGGGGTTCAGCTACTCCGAGCTTTTGGCGAGCGCAAGCAGAGACGGCGTTTCCCAATTATGGAATATATCGGCTTTGGCCTCCGATTCGCTGGGCTCCCTTGACTTCGCCCGGATTGTCCGCTTTTCGTCCCTGGGCGATTCGGCCCGCGTCATATTCGGCTCCGAGTCCAGGAGGGCGGAGTCCACCATCAGCTACGAGAACGGCTCCGCCCTGACGCAGTACAGCTCCCTGTTTGACGGCCTGACCGTCAATCTGTCCGGCGACCGGTGGTCGTTCGTTTGGCGCGGCTCCGGCTCCCTTCTTGACGTCCCCGGCGTTGTCGGGCGGTGCGCTTCCGGCTCCTCCAAGGTCTCTTTTGATTCGGCCGTCGGCATCCCCTTCCTTTCCGCCGTCCCCGTCCTGCGCTACCTGTTCTCCCATGTCCGCAGATACGACGACGAGCTGTTCGTGGCCGTGTGCGTGGAGGAGGTAGGAGAGCAAGACGAAGGCGATGATGGGGAGGAGGATTGATTTATCCCCCGGCCGCGCTGAACAGGTTTTCGCTTTGCTCCAAATCCTCCAGCGCCTTCCTTTTTTCTATGGCTCTTCGCTGGGTTCGGTAGCCTTTCCGCAGCAGGGCCGGGTATCTCTCGCCCGGCTCCCTGGATAGCTCCATCGCTTCTTTTTCGCTTATCCCGTGCTCATGCGCGTATTCGGCAAGGCGCATTCCTTTTATGTAGCTTTTCTGCCGCTCCAGCTTCTCAAGCCTCTGCGTTATTTTGTCCCTCGGTGTCATTCCTCGCCCTCCCAGCCGCTTTCGAAATCATTTTCGCAAAATTCCATGTCATCCCCTTTTATTGTTTTTTTTGCCGCTTTGTCAAAAAGCGCTTTTTTGGATGCCAAAATCTTCGTAGATTTAGCCTGCTTCTCCGGTTTTCTGCCCCCTGGGGGTGAAAGCTTTCCGGTTAGCTGCTTTCCGGAAGATTTGCCCCTGGGGGGTTTCGCAGCTTTCCGGCGAGCTGATGAAGCGCCCATCGCAAAATACCGGAGGCCGAGAGCATCGCCGGTGTTCCGGATTGCCAGGTAGGCGAGGCATTCGGCGTTTTCCCCAGTTATTCCGGCGTTATCCGGCTTTTGCCCTTCGGCCTCGCCTAGCGCGAAATAGAGCTTCGCTATCGCTTTCTGGATTTTGCCCATTGCTTCCCTTTTCATGCGATACCCCCCGGGGGTGTGTTTTTTGCTCCGGAAAATATATCCCTAGGGGGTGCCTCTGCTTTTTTCCTGCATTTGTCGCGCACGTAGCCGTGTTTGAACTCGCCTATCTCCTCCCTGCATTCCGGGCATCTTTGGAACTGCGGCTTGCGCTTGAGCCTTCTTGCTGCGTATTTCATTCGTCCTCCTTTGTCTTAAAATCTATCCATCCCGGGACCTGCAATATCTGCGCTATGTCGCGGATTAGTTCTTTTGTTTTTTTTAGGCCTAAGCCATGCTTGTCTCCGAACTCCAAGACGTCGTGCATGATTATTTTTCCTTCAATGACTGCTTGTATTTTCGTCATCCTGACCATCCTTGCCCCTTCCGGGGCGGTTGTGCCTTTCGGCTGCTGCTGTTCGGGGCGGCTTTGTTTTTGGGCTGCCCCATTTACCTGGAACACGTGGGGCAGCCTAAAAACCCTTTATTTTCGCGGGCGCTGCCCGCCATTTATATTTTTTTGCGTGTAAACGAATGCTTTTCTGCAAAACATTTTGGTTTTTCTAGGCCTGCCGCGGCATCGCCGCCATGGCAGGCCGTGAATGAAAAAGCAAAATGCCTGGGCGTGACAGAGACCTAGATCATTGTGTTTCGCGGCGGAGCCGCCTATGTCAGGTCTCTGGCGCGGCTTTTGCGGTGGCTTGGCGACTGGCCTTGACGCCTTTTTGTTTCTTTTTTGGCGCAGAAAAAAGAAGATGGCCAATCCCGCGCTTTCATCCGGCCTGCTTTAGCGCGTGGCCGTGGTCGTAGTATTTGTACCGCCCTTTCCAGATGAACCTTTCCGGGTGCATTTCGTAGGCGAACTTCATCGCCGTCATCCGGGTCGTGCCGAATATCCGCGCTATCTTCGGGAACGATATCTTCTGCCCCAGCAGGCTTTCGACTATCTCCTCTTTTCCCTCCAGCTTCCACGTGTGCTTCTTTCCCTGCCGCCCTTTCAGGAACATCCGCCCGCTTTTGCCTCTTCGCTCGAACAGCTCCGGGAATTTGTCGCGGGCGAAGTTGCGCGCCGTTTCCCGGCAGGCGTTGAATTTCTTCCCGATGTCCGTGAAATTGACCCGCCTGCCTATGAGCTCTTTGACTTCGCCTTCCCTGCCTTCCAGCTTGCGCGGCCTTTTCTTCGCCTTGCTCCCCTTCGGCAGGCCCGGCTTCCCGTTGGGCCACCCTTCCGCCTTCTTCCTCGCCAGCGCTTCCCTGACCCGCTTGGATATCATGTCCCGCTCTATCTCCGCCGCCAGCCCGAACGCGAACGCGAGGGCCTTGGCCGTTATGTCGTTCCCCAGCCGGTAGCTGTCCTTGATGGTCCATACCTGCACTTCCTTCTCCATGCACCGGTTCAGTATCTCCATTATCATGAACAGGGAGCGGCCCAGACGCGACAGCTCCGTGCAGATTAGGACGTCGCCGGGGGCTAGCTCCTCTAGCAGCCTTCCTAGCTCCCGTTTCTTGACTTCCTTCGCGCCGGAGATGGTTTCCTCTATCCATCTGCCGACCTTCATGTCCTGCCTCCGGCAGAAGTTGTTTATCTCGAACTTCTGGTTCTCGTTCGTCTGCATGTCCGTGGACACTCTTACATAGCCGTAAATCATATGGGCCTCCTGGTTGGGGTTAGTAGCATGCTATGCCAAAATCCGTGCCGCTTTGCTCCGGGAGCCTCCCAGGGAGGCTTCCTATGGTGGCAGCTTCAGGAAACAAATGCGTATGTCTATAACATACGCATTTACTATTAGCTGTTGTAGTTTTCGCTTCTAGAAAAATATTTTTTTCTATTTTCGCTTTTGTATGGGAAAGGCCAGGGTGGAGTTGTTTAGGATTGATAAACCCGAGGAAAAGGCGGCTAAGTTGGATTTATCCGGGCTTGCTTCGCGCTTGAAGAAGCTGGGGGGGTTGGAGCCTTCGGCCTCCAGTTCGCGCCCCCCGGCCTTCTCACCCGCCATCGACACCGTGCATTTGGCCGTCCCCATGCCGTCGGAATGGCTGGACGCGTTCTTCCATGACACCGCCGAGCGGGGCTCCTGCTACCTCGTCAGGAAAGAGGAATCCGGGAAGCTGGAGGTGGAGAAGACCCTTTTGCACACGCGCTACCTGCGCTCGTGGTGGTCGTCAATGGTGTTCCTGCGCAAGAGCGTCCCGCACCATGGCGAGTGCCTGTGGATTAACTACAGCTACCACAAGTGGCACATGGTCACCAACGCCTTCAACTGCGCCCTCCCGTGCGACTTCGCTAGCGTCTTCGAGCCTGTGGCCCAGGCTCTCCGGAGCTTCAGGGTATCCGAGGAGGAGCTGGAGGGGATGGCAGACAGGGCGGTGCTGCGGAGGGTGGACTGGTCCGTCAACTTCAAGGTGGAGGGCGTCAAGGTCAGCGACATCCTCAAAACCATGTTCCGCTTCAAGGTGCAGTACCAGGACAGCCCCTCCGTCTTCGGCAAGGACTGGGAGACGCTCATGTGGGGGACGAAGAACTCCGCCTTCCAAATCAAGTGCTACGACAAGGAAAAAGAGGTTAGAAAGCATTTCACCGGCTCGGACGCCACCAGCAAGGAAAAAGATTTCTATTTTTCTCACTTTGAGGAGCTGAAGGACATAATGAGGTTCGAGGTCGGGTTCTCTAGCAGGTGGTGGATCAGCGACGACCTGTGCGAAAAGAGAGGCCTGCGGAAGGTTTGGAAAGCGGGGTACGAAATGAAGGGAACGAGAGAGAAGGCATACGGGTATGACGACGCGCGGAGGCAGGCCGTCGGGCCCGCGCAGATTGGCAAGGTTTTGCGCCTGTCAAAAGAGAAGATGAGGGAGCTGCATGCTCGCGTGTTCGCGCAGTTCGAGACGCAGGGGAACAGCTTCGACGACGCTTTTGATTTCTATGCAGTTCAGGAAGCGATTAAAGAAAGCGAGTTTAAGACCAGTTTGAAACATAGTCTTTGTTTTGTGGTTTCAGAATTTTGGATTAAGTGTTACGAGGAAGCTAAAAAAGAATTTAAGGAGCAGACTTTTTATCGTTACAAAAAAATTTTATTGGAAAGGTTCAACTGGGACATACGCGTGAAGTCGTCAATGAACACCGGCGTCATGTCCCTTCTCGCGAGGCAGACGAGGCAGGTCAGGTATGTCGTTGACGGCAGCATTATCTCCGCAAGGCAAATCGTGAGAGAAAAACAAAAGGAAAACGATATGTTTTCATCATAA